CTTTGAATAGTTTAGTGTTTAGTTGAGTACTTGAGACTCCGCCAACACCATCAGCACCACTGAAGAATACATAAGACTTTCCTCCATCCTCAAAACCATGATTCTTATGATATACCTTGATAATCTTGTTATTCAATTTGAACAAAGGTGAAGTTGCGTTTTGATCAGAAACACCACTAGTTTCAAAGGGATTTAGATTGAGATACTCATAACCAAGATTTTCATTGGTCAGTTTTAGAACAGCTCCTCTACTAATATCAAACTCAGCTCTATTGAGTTTGAACTTTAAGTCTTCAAATAAATCTTCTGTCCAGTTATCAGTATTCTGTGCTTTGTAAACAGAACCAAGAAGTGGTTGTGTAGTAACAGGTGAACTTGTAACAATCTCTGTTTCGCCAAGTCTTGATGCCCACAGTAAATATTCTGTAGAATCTGTCTCAACGACTAGAGCATACTTCGTTCCATTCTGTAAGTATACTGGATTCTTGAACTTGAACTTAGTTGGAATTGTAGAGTTCGTCACTCCCGCCGTATCGACTGCTACACCCATCCTAACGGCGGGTGTATCGATCGTAATCTTAGCAGTGATTACTGCACCACCATTTCCAGTTCCAACGCCCTTCACGACGATTGCAGGGGGTGCTGTGTAACCAGAACCACCTAGGGATACGGTAGCATTATAAATTTTGCCTTCGGAAATTTTTACTGCGCCACTTGCTTGACTTCCTCCAGGAAGTTGAGGACTTTCAAAAGTTAGGAAAGCGGAATCGTAATTAGCACCAGTACCACTAACAATCAAATCGGTGACTCTTCCAGAATTCTTTGTAATAGTCAATCCTAGATTTGTATTGTTCTTATTATTGAACTCTGTGATAGAATCAATAATCAATGGTTCATTTTGAATAAACTCTCTTCCATTGTGATTTGAAAGAACGAGTGTATAAACTTGATCACTGGAAACAATAACTTTACCATCAGCAGATGCTGTTACCTCAATATTAGTGGAATCAAGTACTTTCAAAAGAGGTCCACTACATGCAGACTGAGAACCAACAATATTCTCTCCAATTGTTAGAGTTGTAGTTCCATTTGCATATGCGCGAATCAAAGTGTTTGGTGATAAAGTTGATTCTGCTCCTGGAAGAATATGCTTTGCTGGCTTATCAATTTCCGTATTAGTCAAATATACTCTTACTGGAATATTTGTGCTCTTCTTATTGAAGTATAACTCAACGCTAGTAACAAACAATCCACCCTCAAATGACTCAATGCTGAAAGTTTGTGCCAATGGGTTTGGTTTGATTTCTACATCTGTTACACTATCAACCTTTTGAACACCTTCATTTGCCTTGAAGTATGCTGGGGATGTTGCATTGATTGATGGTGGATTTTGAGGTAATTTACCAACTGCATAATACTTCAGATCCGCATATGTATCTACAGTATCTTTTGCCGCATTTTCTTTACTTGAAGTAAATCTAATTGTCTTGATACCTGTAGTAATTCTTAGATCTGGTTGTGTGGAATCATAAGAAACCGTGTCAACATCTCCAGTCCAAGTAGCATTTTCTACTGGTGGTTTGCCTGCAGGGATAATGATAATGCCACTAGCATTTCCATTCTCATCTGTAGTAATTGGAGAATTAAATCCAATAGATGAGTTTCCAGCAATTCCAGTAAATCTGCTATCTGGGCATGTCCATCTAGAGATATCATTTCCATCTAGGAAAGGATATACAGTTGTAAATGGTTTCAATCTTCTTACAGTAAACTTGACTGGTGTTGGTCTAGCATAAAACTTCAATGAAGTGGCAACAGTTCCTTTTTGATCGGAATCTGTTGCTAGACCCTTTCCAATCTCATTATTATCTGGGCTTACATTAGAACTACTTGCAACTGATGCCTTTGTTACTTTCTCAATAGAAGAATCAGTGTTTGTAGTTCCAAAAGAAGCAATGCTTCCAAATGTTCCCTTTGATCCAACCCAGTTAATAATAAATGAGTTGAAGATACTTGAGAAAGTTTCTGTCGTGTCGTCTTTTGCAATAAAAATTGAATAGAGTCCAGTGTTGTTATCTACAATGACTGGTTCTACTGTTTGATCATACCAAGGATCAATTTCTGGACTTAGTGCTCCTTCCCCGACATATTGTAAAGCAACAAATGGGTTTGGATTGATTGTTTTAGTTGCAAAATCATTTCCTAGAACTTGGAGTTCTGAGTATGGAAGAGTTACCATATCTCCAGTTCTAACATATCCATCGACAAATCTTTGATCAATAGTTGTGTTTACTTCTTCTAGTCTAAAAGAATCTTCCTTATTTGGTGCTCTTAGAACAGATTGCTGTGTGTCAATAGAACATCTGTAATCAGCAGATGAAACTTCTCCAACTCCATGGGTTTCAAAGTTATCCACTACGAAACCAGTCTTGAATCTATCAAATCCAATCGTGTCTCTAATTTGCATATTCAGAGCCTGTTGCTCAAGAACACTTAGAGTTGTATAGTATTCTAGACGCTCAATTCTCTTCTCAAGTTTTCCAATATCCTTCATCGTATATCTACGATTATCAACTGGAATAATCCTCACATCCTTGCTGCTAGTTGTAAAAGCAGGAATATAGAAATAATAGAGTGGGATTGCGTCGTCAATTAGTTCTGGTTTTGTTGGGTTTTGTGAAGAATTTCCTTCTTTGAGAACGAACTCACCCTTCTTATTCAAGAATATCCCATCAATTCTGTTTAGGAATTCTGTTTGGGTAAACTTGAATGTATACTCTAAGTTTTTATCTGGGGCAGGAATAACAGATGCAACACCACCTTCACCAATAAAGTTTCTAATTACCGCTTCTCTAGAAGATTGATCTTGGAAACCAGTTACAAAAGAATTATTATCAACCTTTGGTCTGAAATCAAATACATTCTTGAGAGAAACAATACCATAAACAGCAGAGTTGAATGTTGGAATTTCTTCTAGAGTAACACCTGCTTCATGTAAGTAACTATCAACTGTGCAGAAATCTCCTTGTGAATGCTCGAAGTAATCAAATGCCACTACGAGTTGTCCAACAGGTGCTTCAAAACCTGGCTTTAGGATGATACGAGAAACATCGTAATAAGTATCTCTTTGACCGTCATCAAAAGTAAATCTTTCTGTTACATCAACACCAGATACGAGATTTCCAGCACTATCAATAGTTGGTGGTGAGGAAGAAGTTCCTTCATACACATATCTTAACTTGAATACATCAGAATAAGTAGCAACTGAAGTCGCTTCTGTATCGAAGTTTTCTCCTCTAAGTGGAACTGTTCTATCTCCAGCAGACTTGATTAGAATTCTTCTGTTTCTTACAACAGTTTTGATTCTTGGTCTTGCTTTGTTTAGTTCTAGAGTAGCAGATAACTTTAGAGTTGGGAAAGGTTCTGTAGTTGTTCCAAAAAACTCTGCTGGCAAGTTTACCTTGACACTACCCGCATTTAGTCCACTCGTTGTATCTGTAGTATTTTCAGCGATAATGTTTGCTTCAGTTAGATAAATTACATCTCCTGTCGATACCTTTGTGGAAGAACCAGGATTTAGCACACTCATCACAAAATTTTCTGGAGTAAACCTTGCGAATCTTTGAGTTCCAAATGGAAGCTGTGCAGTGAATGTAATGTTACCACCGCTTGCCGATGCTTCTGTGATAAAATCTTTTCTGTAGTAATATGAGATTTTGGAGTCTTCATTGCTTTGGGAAATTGAAGCAACTTGACTGCCACCAGTTGGATATAGTAAAGAACCCTTAGAAGAACTCTCAATAACAGATCCAACCTTTACAATAGTTCCATTGGTTACATTTTTAGCCAGTGCAGTATCGATATAGATACGAGATTTTAGAGTTCCTTCTGGTTTTGTTGCATAGGTAATCATTACCTTTTCTGCTACAGAATCATCATCTGTAAACTGAATATAATCTCCTGGTTTTAGATAAACAGTTGTGTCACCATTGAATCCATTACATTCAAGGAATCTATATCCAGCAACACCAGTAAATGTGAAGTCAGTGATTGGTGTTAGTTTTGCATATGGACTCTTAGCAGACTCCAAATCTGCAGTAAAGATATTATTGCCAGATGATCCATAAGCACATCCAAACGATTTTACATCATCTGGATTGAATGTTTGTACCGAATTTCTAAACAACACTGCTTCTATTTTGGCGGAAGTTGTAATTGATCCCGAGATTGGAAGATCGACTAATACGGTAGGTGGTTGCGAATATGTTTGAGTGAATGCATTTCTATTGATGATTTCAATATTGTAAGGAAATCCATCAATATTACTTTTCACGTTTACTTTGGAAGTATCAAATGGAACACCATTGATCGAAATTCCAGCATCTTGTGGATACCCACCACTTCCTCTGTATTTTACTATAAAGTGTGAAATGGTGTTGTCTGTAGCAATTCTTGCTGAGTTATCATCTTCATCACGAATTACTTCTCCAGAAATAAACTTTCCAGAAAGTGTTGTAACCATCAACTCATCTGCTGTGGAGAATGTTGATCCAGCAGATCCTTCAATAACTCCATACGCTCCACTAGTTATACCAAAAATATATTTTCCTTTTTCAAACTGTCCAGTCGTGATATTTGAATCCAGAGTAATCTTAGTATAAAAAGATGGACCAAAATATCCAAGACCAAAAATAGCATTATATGCCGTTTGTCCACCAGATAATTTGCCCTTTGATAGTACGACATCGGAGTCTGAATTGAATCCAAATCCAGTTTCTTTGAAAGAATAATTCCCTGGTTTAGCTACTCCAATTAGAGGAGTCGTAACTTCGGTGTAATCATAGATACTACCAAGAACTGCTCCATCAGCATCTGCACCTTGAATAGTATCTAGATATAGTTTTCTCTTATACTCACCATCATCTTCGTCATATTCCTTGATAAGTCCTTTCAATTCTGCTTTATCGCCCAAAAGAGTTAGTTCAGCATATCTTTTAGCTGGAAGAATATCTGGTCTTATCTTGATTGAAAATCCAATTAGATCAAATGACTTATATGTGTCTGGAGCTCCACCAGAATAAGTAAAGACCGCATAGACCTTTCCGTTAGAATCACAGCAGTCATCAAAATCTAGATCACCAGTAACATTGATCTTGTCAATCAGATCACTTTTTGTAATATCTAATGTAACTGTAACTACAGCAAGATTGTCGCCATAAAGTTTTCCTCTTCTATCGATAGAAGATCTCTTCTCTATCGTAGTTCTGTTGGGATTGACTACATGAGATTGTCCAGGAGCAAATTCAATGTTTTGTCCTACAGTACCATCATTGTAAATTCGATAGAGCTCTAAGTCTGGATACGCTGTCAGTTCAGATCCTTCTGCATTGAAAGGAATTGATCCATAAACATTTGTAACTGGGTATGTTGGAAGACCAGAAGTTTTTAGAGTAATGTTTTCAGCATTTACAGTTTCTCTAGCTTTACTAACTTCAAGATACTTAGTTTCTTTGTTTACAATCTCATATCCTCTAATGTATGCCTTACCAGGACCAACATTTGCGACCATTTTCTGTGACGCATCTTGAAGAGATAGTCCATTTACTAGACCATCTGTTCCTTGTGCATACAATCCATTGTTACCTTCATTTTGGTAGTATTCTCTAATACTTACGTCAAAACGATCGACAACATAATCACCCGATTCGTCATATGTTCTTCTAGCAAGAGTGTCTTCTAGTACAGTGTAATCAGCTGGTTTGATTTGCTTTTGAATTACACCACTCTTTACTGTTAGAATTTTGATAAAGTTTTTATCTGTAGTTGCAGAAAGATCGTACTTCTCAAGATTCAATTTGATGCTGAGTCTATGAGCACCTGGAGCGGAGAAGTTTGATGACCCAATTGCGTTATCATACAGACTTGGGTCTTCTTCTGGTGTTATGATACTTTCTTCAACCCTAAATCCAATCTTTGCAGATGGTGCATTGTAGTATGGATCAATAACAAATAATTCGGCATCATTTCTTACAAAGTATCCATTCACAAAGTAAATACCTTCTTCTACTTTTACAGCAGAAGCATAACCCATCGCA